ATAAATTAGTATTAGACAGTACCTTTACTTAATGAACCTGTTCCTTGAAAAGTAACACTTCTTGAAACTATTCCGTCCATAGCATTATTGATAGACATACCTGTAATAATACCAGAACCTGTGAAGCTTTGATCTCCTGTAGTATTACCCTCTGGTAATAATACAAATGAAATTGAACTTCCAGCAGTTAGTGTTTCTTGTTGTGCATCAGTTTCGTCATAGTGCATTTCTAAAGTACCAGAAAAAGATGTTCTTCCAGCTAAAAATGATTTTTCAGAATCTGATAATTGAGTATCCTCTACTACGTCTCCAGTAGTCTCAATAGTAAAACCTGTAAGTTCTCCTATCGCAGTTCCACCAGCAGTAACAACACCCTCTTTTCCATGATGAGTTGCCATGTTTATTCTCCTTTATCTTCTTTTGGTTTATATTTCGGTTTTGACTTTGGTTTTTCTTCTTCAAGTTTCCAACCAAGCTTTAGAAAATTATCAAGTTGACTTTCGTTAATAGTAACTTCATGTCCATTCTTGAATAATTTAATATCTTTAGCCATAATGCCTTTTACTACTTATCTTCTTCTTCGTCAATCTCATCTTCGTCAAAATCTTCTTCTTCTAAATCGTCCTCATCTTCTTCCCAATTTTGATCGACTTCTTCTTCTGAATTTTCTCTAATTTCCGCAAGTAAATCTTTAACTTCTTCGCATAGAATAGATTCCTTGTCGTGCATCTTTTCTATCTGTTCAACTTTTTTTTCAATCTTATCTAATAATTTTTCTGTTTTCATTTTATCTCCTATGGTGTTCCAGCTTGATATTCGTACATACACCTAATAGTCATTCTGATACCACCTACAGGAAATAATGAACCCTCGTCAGTTTCTACTTGAATGACTTCTGTATCAAGTGCGTTACTATTTCTTGTAATATCAGATTCTAATGCTGTTTCAATAGCTGTTATAAGTTCGTTTCGTTTAGTATCAATATTAGACTCTGCACCTTTAACATAACCTAATACAACAAAATCAATAGTACCATGTCTAGTTTTAGCACCACTTCCAAGTTCGCTATCGTCTCTGTTTTCTTCTGATGTTTGAACTATTACTGCTGGATATTGTTGTTCAGATAATTCGTCTAATATGAATGGTTGTCTTGTAGCTTTTCTGATAGTTATTGGGCTACTTATAGCTGAAATAGTTGATAGTATGTTTGATGCGATATTTTCTCTAACACTCATAATCTTGCTTTCTTAAATTCTCTTGCAACAAATCTATTAAATTGTTTTGCAATTATCTTTTCTGTTCTATCATTAAATCCAAAAAATTCACGCTTTGTTTTTCCTAATACTTGGTTATAAAATGCTCTTTCCCTCATCTGTGCATTACTAAATCCAACTGTAACTTTATTAGTACCTGTTTTTCTTATTGTTTTAGTAGAGGGAGTTAAAGCACCTAACATTCTTCCAGAATAAAATAAATCTACTGCTGTTGGCTTACCCTCTCTTGTTAATCTTTTAATATAACCTTGTGAGTATGGCCTAAATGGTATGTCTCTAAAATCTATACCTTTTTTTGTTTTAGTTCTAATAATATCTAGTAATTGAAACCCAGCTTGTAATAAACCTTTTTCAAATATAGTTCTAAATCTTCTTTGTATTCTTGCGTATCTTTTTTGAATTAAATTAGCATTAGTTTTTATTTTAACGTCTAACGCCATTATCTAGTCAATCTTCTAAATCCGTGTAAAGGTTCTCTTTCGTTTGAAACAATACTTCCGTCAGCATCTACATCATATTCAACGCCATCTTCTAAGATCATTCTCCATTCAACATTGTATTGGCTCATATAATATTCTGCCATTCTTTCAAATCTATCTTTTTCTGTTTCTGGTCTAAATTTTGTTAATGCTGGTAAATAGAATCTACCAAGAAATAAATAAACACCAGCACGTTCAAATTGATCTAGATTAACTTTTGTATTTACCATTTCTGCTGTGTTTAAAACTGTAATGTCAGTAAAGATATTTGTTTTATATACAGGCCACCATTCTATTCTTAACTGTCTTAGAATATCGTTAGTGGTTTGTGCAAGAAAATTTACTGTTTCTGTTGCAGTTGTAGATATACCAAAATCAAAAGCATCTGGTTGATATTTTAAAACATCAGATGTTGTGATTACGTCTGCACCTGTATAATTAGCCATAACTTACTTCCAAACTAAATAAGCGATTAATAATAGTAAAGGTATTGAGTACATTGGATTATTATAAGATTTTCTCCAGACCCATTTTGACCATTTTCTAATCTTCATCAATATTAACTGATTCATCTTTCTTTTTCCTTGTTTTTCTTTTTTTAGGTTTAAGTTGAACAACCTTTTCTTCTTTTACAACATCTTGGACAGGTTTAAAACCTTTAAAATCCCATTTAGCTTTGTTGATTTCATAATCGACAATATTTCTCTCTATAATTTTATTTCCTTTTTGGAGTTTTATCATCTTTTGATCTTCTATTTTAATCTTTACCATTTTATCTCCTTTAAGACCTGTGGGCTATTTCTAGCCCACAAGTTATTAGTCATTATTGTATTGATGAGTCGTGATGTAACTCTACTCCGTAAGTGTCGTGGATTTCTCCAACGCCATATACAGCAGTAGCAACAATCTCGTCTGCTCTTAGAGAAGCATCTCTTTGAGTTTCAATTTTTAGACCTTGCATTTCTGCTAGTGCAATTGCGTCTCTATGGAACGCACCACCTTTGTAGTCTCCAGCAGTACCTGTATTAGACATATTTGAAGTTTCAAATATTCTCATACCAGCTAAAGAACCTACGAAACCACTTCTTAAAGCTTCGTTTGCTAAGTCATTTGCATTTGCGTTTGCAAAAGTATTAGTTAAGTTTGCTTTAAGGTCGTAAGCGATTTTAGGGTGTAACACTACTGCACATTCGTTGATATTAAGAGCATTACCTCTTAATGTTGAAAGTGCATTAAAGATCGCCGCCGCATTAATTGCAGTTGTTCCGTCTCCAACAGCAGTTGAAAAACCATCAAACAATGCGATTAAGTCTTGGTCTTGTTTTTTAGCAATTGCTTCACCAAATAATCTACCAATATCTGCCGCAACATTTCTTGGTGCCGCATTTCTTGCTAGATCAGTTAAAGTTGTCATAACGCCAACTTCTGCCGCAGTAATAGTTACTGAACTTGGGTCGATTGCTGTGTTAGACAAATCAGTTGCTTCTGAAACAGCCGCCGCAGAAACTGCTGAATAAACAGGAACTTCTACTGCTTTTCCACCACCAGAAATAGCGTAATTTCTTACAAGATTTCTCATGATAGATTGTTCTGATGCAACGAATTGTGCTTCTGCTACTATCTCTGTGTATAGTTCCGATAGCGTAGAACTTGTGCTTTCGTTTGCCATTTTATTTACCTATTAAGTTATTTGTTTAAGTTTATTTCTATCGCACCTGAATCACGCTTTTTTCGATACTCTGAATATTTAGCACGATCTTCTGGTTTCGATAAATCTAAGTCCTGAATGTTGAAAGGTTTTACAGTTTTACCCTCGACAGCACTCTGGCTTCCTGAACCAGACAAAGACCCTTTACGGAAATGTGGGTTTGCGTCTAAAAACTCTTTAACTTTTTCTTCAATAGATAAGAGTTCGCCTTTAGGGTTATATCGTACATTAGAATTATTATCAAGTATCTCAACCCTATTATCGTCAGTTAATCTTATCTGATCTTTAACCAAAGCAACAACCTGATTAGGTGATACTGCATTATTTTGTGATGCTACAGACATAATAGAATTATCTATTCTTTCCTTTTTGATTTCGTTTTTATATCTAACGATTTCACTATCTTTTTGTGCAATACGTTCTTGCATCAACTTTTCTAGTTCTTGTTTTGATTTAGCTTCTTGGATTTGTTTTTCTTTAAAAGCTTCTTCTTCTTTTGCTTTCATTTCATCTAACATTCTTTGATGCTTTTTCTGTTCAGAGTCCAATCTTGATTTAATTATGTTATCAAGTTGTTCTTGTGTGAAAGTCATTTCTTTAGCTTTTGTTTCTACTGTTTCAGGTGCAGTTGTAGTCTCTGCTTGTTGATTTTGAGGTTCAACAACCTTATTTTCTTCCGACATTTTTTCTCCTATATTATTAGTTCGCCTTGTTCGTCATACCAATCAGGATTGACGTAAGACCATTGATGACGGCAATTATAACCACCTCGAACAACTAAAGGATTGCCAGATTTTTTTCCTGACCAACTTCTACTTGCCCAAAGGTCTTTGACTTCATCAATTGTAAAAAGTCCACCTTTTCGTTTATCATATACTCCATTAATTACATTTCTGCAAATTTCCCTAGTTGTTGGAATAACGTCTCCATAGTATTTAACATAAGTTAAACCAGCGTCATTTGCTTTATTGAAGTTTAAGGTAGCGTCAAAGTCTCGTAAAGAATCGTTTAATATCTGACCAGCGTATCGTTTCATATTCTCACCAGCACGATCTACTGCAAATTTAGATTGTAAAGTTTGTATAGCTTTATCAACTTGTGGTTTTAAAGATTTGTTGAATTTATTATCGTTAATATAATCTATAAGTTTCTGTGCTTCTGCATCATCTGAACTAGCATATATTCCATTTATTGTTTGTCTTAGTTCTTTTTCTAGTTCGGCAAAGTCATTTCCAACTAAAGTATTTTGATAAACCTTTTCTGATAATCTTCTTGTAAATGTATTTGATACATCTTTAAACTGTGTGAAATATTGTTGTTTTAAATTTTGTACTAAAGCTAGATCGCCTTTTGTAAGTTCAGAAAATGCTAATAAATCTTTTTTACTTATTTTATTTTGTTTTCTTGCTCTCTCTAAAATACCTTTAAAAGATTTTTCAACTCTTTTAGCTTGTTTATTAAAACCCTCTCTAACAATTTGATCTGCAAAAGGTAAATATTCACGATCTAGTATAGCTTTTATTTTAGGTCTAATAGCAATAGCTGATTGTAATTCTATTAGTTTTCCCTCTGGAGTTCTTTTTAAATCTATATCTGCAACTTTGATAACTTCTCTTTCAATTCTATCTAAAGTTTCTGTGAGTGTTTTGTAATAGTTGGCTTCTGCTAATTCGATTTGTTTAATTCTATATTCTGTCGATTTTTTTACTATATCTGACATTCATTAAATCTGCTCTTGCTCTACTTCTTGATCTTCTTGTGTAGCTTCGTCTTGTGTGAACTCGCCTACTTCTGCTTTTTGATCTATCTCGTCAAAGATTTCATTTAGTTTTTCATCAT